TGCAATTTTTTCATCCTTCTACCACCTCTTCCACTGGCACAGCAAACGGCCAGTATCTTTCATCAATTTCTTTTATTTCTGATTCCGTAAAAGTATTTTTCCATTTAGCCCCATAACGTTCTGTAGCCGCTGAGAAACACATATGAGTATCTCCTGGCATTAAAAAAGTTTGGATAAGGTAGTATGTTACGCCTGGTATTTTTAGCTTCACGTGATACAACGGTTCTTTCTCGACCTCGTAGCCGTATAACAAAGCTTCTATTGCTTTCTTTTTATTAGGATAATTGCCGCTGCATTTATCAACAAGCCAGTACAACAGCTCTTTGTTTTCTAATGATAATCCGTTCTCGCTAAGTTCAAAATCAACACCATATCCCCAACCTGCACGTGCAACAAGTGAAATAGCATAAAACTCGTCATGTTTTGCTATAACTCGTTTTGCCCAATCATCAAAAAACTTCGGCATCACATGCTTTGGATGTTCATCTAGCTCTTTAACGATATATCGTATATTCTTACAGCTAGCAATATACCCCTTCCAATAAGCCGTGTTTGCTTCAGTACCTGTTTTTTGGTGTGCGTGGCGTTCGTTTTCTTCTATTTCTTTATCAATCCATTTTAATGCCCACAATTTGTTTTTTTGCTCCTGTTTATTCATTACTGTTCCTCCCCCAATAACTCTGGATTTTCGGTAGTAGTCATAAATCGATCTCTCTTCAAAAGTTCTGGTGAATTATAAATATTCCCCGCTACCGTCAATTGTTTTCTATTACTATATAATTCTGTTTCGTAGATGTGTTCACCGCGAATTCTGTAGGCTCCGTTTTTTGCTCTAAAAACTTCTACGTAACTGTGCCAATAAGTATCGGCGTAGTTCGTTGATTTATGAGTGATAAGCGCTATATCCCCCTCAAATATCNNGATTGCATGAGGATTGAAGCTATTTTGGGAAAACCATAGTCATTGGGATAATCTACATCAATATCAAGCACACTTATACCATCATCATTCATTTCAAAACAAACTCCTGTCGTGCTAGGATAAATCATTCTGTCTTTTTCTCTATCCCACGCTCTAAACTTCGGTATCATTCGCTGTCCTCCTCGTATTTTTCAATCAATTCCATTACTTTTTTCACTATTTCAAACTCAACCGCTTTTGATTCTTCGAAATCATGAACAATTTCTGGAAACAGTACATCATCAACTACCCACAAAATAATCTGGCGCTTTCCACCAAAATTTATGATTAGATGGTCCGATTCCACAGATACTGTTGCTCCTGATTCGATATCATATAAATCCATGCTGAATTGAATGAGCTTTTTTATCATTCGCTGTCCTCCTCAAATACTCTTCTAATATTTCTTTATACTTCTCTACAAATTTGAAACGATCTTGATGAAGCTTCTGACTCCAGTTAGTTTGTTTATCAAGCTCACGCATCTGATCGAACCCTTTTTGAATTTCGTTGTAATAAAATTCAATGTTTGCTGCAGCTTTCCAATGCCTGCTACTTCGCACTCCTGCTCCTGTTTCAGCCATTTCTAACTTAACTAATTCCGCTCGTTCTTTTGATTTTTTATCTTTCTGAATCTTTGCCATGATTTTTTTGAGGATGATGTCACTGTATTGTGTAATGAGATCCATTATTTTTCCTCCACATACCTAAACTGTCGTCCTTTTGAATCAATCCATAAGCTCCTAGCCCTATCCCAGATAATGTTTTTGCTTAATCCAGTAATTTCAGATAACTGTTCAGCAGTACCTGTTACTAGAATTCGATCACCATGCCAGATTGCAATCTTTCTCGGCGTTCTCCGTTTGGGCTTTTCAGTCCACATTGATTTACCGAGCTTTTGGACTTCTGTAACTATTTCTTTGTCTTCTTGCCAATTCTCAGAATGTGTCAGTTCGATGATTCGTTTCATTGCCGCTTTCTTATCCATCCCGACGTTCCCCTTTCAATAATTTGAGTACTTGATCAAGTGCGCTCTCACGTCCACCATGGAACGTGTTGAGCCACTTGTCTTCGTACGAGGCGCTTTGTCTTAAAGCTTCTTGATGCATTAGTTCGATCTGTGCTGTAAATGTTTTTAGATCCATCTGATTACACCTGCTCAAGTTCACTAAGATGTTTTTGCAATCCTTTAATGCAATCAACAAATAGTAATTTTGTATAAGCTAAATTTCTTAATTGTGTTGTATCGATATAGAGTGCGAAATAGTATCTGAGTTTACTCCAACTCGAACGATCATTATTAATTCCTTCGATTCCAGCTTCTTCGAGTTGATCATATACGTCTCTCAGGATTTCTATTTCCTCACCAGTTTTATACTTTGCTATTTCATTAATTAGTTCTAGATAATCGATTTTCAATTTTCCACCTCTTAAAATGGTGCTTTTGATTGTCTATTAGCTCGTTCTAGCGCTTTTTTCTTGAGATAGGCTTCTTGGTCGATTGCCCATTCAGGAAGCTTCTCTCGTCTTCCTGTGCGCTTGTATCCACTGCTTGCGTTCTTAGGTTCACTTTTTTCTTTCCTTGCCCAACTTCGAATAGTTGCCAAATAGTTTTTATAAGTCTTACCAGATGATTCACAATACTCTGACAGTCGTTCGATTCTCTCTTGGTAATCATTAGGGAATTCTGTTTTGAGTTTCTCCATCTGCTCATCTGACAAAAGAACATTTTTATACTCTCCGTATTTATGACGGATGGGCTTAGCCTTCGATTTTTTCGAAGGCGTTAAATCTTTTATCTCTTTACTATCCTTACCTAACCTATCCTTACCTAACCTAACCTGTGTATCCATTTGGTATACCGCTTGGTTGTCATCTGGTATACCAAGTTTTTCATCATGTTTAGAAAGCTCTTCTGCAAATGTATAAGCTTTGTTATCTTTGTCTGCTAGTAAAGCTTTTTCATCCTGATATAACGTGGGTTTGTAACGATCATTACGAATATAGTTGTGTATTTTCCAATGCTTAATGACGATCACACCGCTCTCGAAAACTAAGATGAATCTTTTTGCCATAAGCAGTTTTAAATCATCATCACCACAACCAACCATACGTTGTATTTTTTTGGGATTATTAATAAATCCATCATCATCTGCGCGCATTGATAGATGGAAATATAATGCCTGTGTCGATAAAGGCATATCTAGGAATGCATCAGAATCAATAATTGTCTTTGCGAACATTCTTCTTTCTGCCAAAATTATTCCTCCTCATCCACGACGATAATCGTGTACTGGTAACAAGTCTCTGTAATTCCATTAACTAATCTATTCGTCTTAATTTTTTCAACACTAATATCGCTTTGTTCAGCTTGTGTACCAATGAAAGCAAATGTCATGATTTCTAAGAACAATTTGTCTCTTGGACTCATTTTTTTATACTTAGTGCGCCATGTTTGTGCAAACGCTACTGCGTTTAAATTAATCATCATTAGCCCCCGATTCTTAATTTCTTGATTGTCTCCTGGTTTAACTTAATCCCTTTGATTTGATATTTATTTTTAAAATTGATCACACCTATTTTGTGCTTCTCCGTGTGATGGATTCTGCAGAGTGCTGCAAATGTGTACTCTGAATGATCAACTTCTTTGCGCTTTCGTCTTCCTAGCGCTTTGTCAAAGTGATCGATATCAGCTCCTGTTTTGCCACAGATGCAGCAGACTCTTTTTGTGATGCATTTGTAGAAGTAATACTCTTGATTCGCTGGTAAAATCTCATAACCTTCTTTGAAAGGAATATGATGTTCAAAGATAAAATCTAGGATGATATTCGCTAAGATATTGGCATCACTCACGGTTGTGCTCGATTCGTCTTTGAGGCTTATTTCGCGCCCTGTGACACCTTCGAAACGGAAGTAGAAGAATTCCTTCCAGAAGTCCGTTGGCATGCCTGTATCGATGAAAATATCGCCTATGAGCGCATAGATGAAGTTTCGTTGCTGTACAGTGAAACGTCTAGGATCAATAAAACGAATTTCAATGACTCGATCGCCATCGTAGCCGTCATACATCGTCTTTAGTCGATCAATGTTCACTTCTTCATTGATCGTTGCACCTATGTCGTTTCCTTTGAACTTTTTCAGAACCGCTGAATATGAATCGATTAATGGTTTAAACACTCATATCACTTCTCTTTTGTTTCTTCTCTGTACTGATCTTCAATCCAGTTAACGCCTCGTTTTAGAATGCCCAAGTCTCTCTTGGTCCATTTACTGTCATCAGCGGTTATAGAAGCCGCATCAGTCAATGCAACAATTGCTTCATCAATCGATTTTTCGTACTTGTTAGCAACCAGTTGTAAAGCATCCAAGAATAGCTTTTTGCTTCTTTGAGTAGCTGGTTC